AGCATTCAAATAAATGAGCAAGATGCAGCGTAATAAAGGCAGCCAATTCGAAAGATGGTGCTGCAATGAGATAAAGGACCATCTTGGCTATGAGAATGTGCGGCGCAACCTTTCTCAATATCAAGAGAAGGGCGGCGCAGATATCCTAATCCCGCACTGGTCTATTGAATGTAAACGGTATGCCAGTGGGCCACATGGCGGGGCTGACGCATGGTGGCAGCAAGCTGTTAATGCTGCTGGCGACCTTTCTCCAATACTGATTTATAAATATGACCGGCATGAGCCGGTGTGTAAGCTGTACCTACGGCATGTAAACCCTGAGTTTACCGGCAGTAATGCAACGGTTCTCGTTTCTCTGCCTACATGGTTCTATATCGTGCGCGAGGCTGTACCTTTTTGATGGGCTTTACTGTCAATGCAATCCGTGATATTTAAGAAATATCTTAGCATTGCCGCGCAGCATACGTTGCAACGCTGAGTGCATCGCATTGCACAATGTTATCCCTTTTTTTTATAAAAAAATAAGGCATGGCTGGGTGCAACGCACTGCATTCATTGCTACGCGCAGCATTGCTAGGGTATCTCCTCCCTGAGAAAACTAAAGAGGGGCTTATGCCCCTCTCTCTTTCTCTGCCAGCAGTTTGTCATATAGGTGTTGTGAATTTAGCAACAGTGCCACGGGTTGCGGCACCTTTCTCTTGCCTGTTTCATAGTACCAAATGGCTTGCTCACTCACTCCAATGCGTTCAGCCATTGCCTTGATTGTCAGTGCCAGGCGTTGCCTTTCCTGTTTAAACTCTTGTGGTGTCATGCTATACCTTTCTAGCTAGTGAATGGCGGGGGTTTGCTGATCCTTTCCCCCGCCATTTCTCTGTCATGTGTCGTCTTCTTCAAAGTCCTTACGCGGTATCCATCCGGTTTCTATGCCGCACTTGTTGCACCAGACTTCGCAATCTGGGTCGCCCTGCCACTCTCGGTTCCACACCTGATAGAACATATTCACATGGATGTGATCCGATCCGCATGTGTGGCAGACAACGTCATCTTCAAAGCTAAACTGTGACATTCTTCTGATCCTTTCTCTGTTAGTCGATGGGGAAATGCAGCGTATCGAAAGGCTTTAGCGTGCGTTCTTCAACGTGCCAGCTTTCCTCTCTTTCACTGTCAAAGTGCATGCGCTTTAATTCTTCTGCGCATTCTTCTGTCCATGCCAGCCAAGCGTCTGCCCCCCAACGGTGGCGGTGCGTCACTGCATAAACTGTTACTGATCCTTCCCAAGCCATAACTGATCCTTTCTCTGCTAGCACCTTTTCCAGCCACCATTCGCCCTGATTTTTTATCTTTGGGAACTGCGTCATGACTGCCCCCTTATCAAGTCTAATGGTGTGATGCAGTACGGGTGGCCCCAGTCATTGACTGTTGCGCACCCACTGGCGACGTTAAGCAGCAGGAAAGCTAGAAGCATGCCAACGCCTAGCGCCGTCACTGTTCCGATGATTGCCTTTGTCATGTCGACGCCTCTATTGTCGTGAATGTGTAAAGGTCCTGCATCAAGGCGCGTTGCCTGTTGTGCAATTCCTCAAACGTGGCCCACTCATCCGGACCTAAGTTGTCAATGCCGATTTGCTGCATTTCAAACAACAGCGCTTGAATGGCTTCTAATTCTTTTCTCTTTTCCATGTCTGCCCCCTAATGACTGATGCCGACAATGCGCTGCCTGCCGCTTTTTGTTGTCTCAATATCAACGTCAACGCTTCTGCCTTCCATGCCAGCATGGATGATATAGGCGTCCGATATGTTGGCTTTGGTGCGTACCGCTTGCCCCGTTGTGAATGTGATCTCAAAGGCAGGGTTGCCCATGCTGGAATTGTTCAGCCGTTTAATGGTTTTGATTGTCTTTCTCATTAGTCTGCCCTCACTTGCATAAGTTCAAAGTGTTCTTCCTCGCATAGCATCGCCATGTCTAGGCGGTCTGTTACGCTGAAAGACTGATACCATTTGCCAGCGCTGATAAACTCATTGTGGTATTTCTTGGCGGCGTTGCTGGCGAAGTATGTCCAAAGTTTCACCGCTTTGTTGCGGTCATAGGTGCCAGCATCAAAACGCTTTTGAAGGTTCTTTTCTATGCTTTCGCGCTGCTGCCGGTACAGATCGGCATCATTCAATGCGTACAGGTATAATTCGCGGGTTTCGTGTGAGTGTTCCATGATCTGATCCTTTTTTGTCATGGGTTACTGACGGGCCTCGTCAGTGCCGGCGATACCGGCAGACATAGCGCGACGGTGCCGCGCCATGTTTCGGCCTATGCCAGCGTGAAATCTGCCAGCGTGCGCGTGTTGTTGTAGTGCCTTGCACGCTTGCCCCATTCTAGCCACTCAGCGTAGTAGCAGTGTGTGTGCGCTTCTAGTGCGTGCTTCCCATCCTGTGCGACGAATACGCGCCGGTCTGTTTCTGTAAGCGGATGTTGTTCAACGTATCCGCTTGTGCCGTCAAACGCGATTGCATGCTTTACTTCTATTTTCATGATTACGCCCCCTGATATTCAACAAGATTAATGACAAGGCCAACGAGTGACCAAAAGAACGACACAAAGCCAGCTGCCGCCAGCCCTATGCCAAGATAAAAACCGATATGGTCATGCGGTATCGTTTGCATGATTAGTGCGCCAGCAAGGCCAACGCTAACGCTGGCAATGACAAGAATGGAAAAGACGATAGCTTGCAGCTTGGCAATGCTCTTAGGGTGTCTGTGAAAAACTGCGCGTTGCATGATTGTGATCCTTTCTTAAAGCAGGCCGGGAATGCCGAAAGCAGAGCCATCGGCTGTGTCGAGATAATCGCCAGTGTCAGGGCAAAGCGGACGGAATGTACAATTCCAGCCGGTGATCCTTACCATCTCCTGTTCATCATGGCAGAAGCCGGACACCATGCCGTCAAGATCGGTATCCGGTGCAACCGATATCATCAGATCGTCTGCCGGTGTTTCAACGTGAAACAATGTCCAACCGGCGCGGGTGCAACATGCTGATGAATACATTTTCATTGGTTTGATCCTTTGTTCATTGCTAGTGATAATCCCTACATAACCATTGGCTACTATACTGTCAATGATAAAAATGATATTTATTGAAATATTCCAAGCAAAGCACAGCAAGGCATAGGCAACGCCACATATATATAGGCAGGCAAGGCACCCCGCTTTGATCTGGAATGTGACCGGCTTTGTGGGCTGTTGAGTATGCCAGCACACACACAACACAGACAGAGACGCGCAGCATTGCCGGTGCAGCATTGCCAGCGCCGCACAGCTGGCAGGGCAGGGGGGGCATAGACAAAGGCATCGCCCCCGACGCGTGGGGCCGCGGTGTATGTGTGTTAATTCCCCCTATCCCACACACAGCCAGGAGGAAACATGGCTAGGCTAACGACGAGCAGGGCAGAAGCAGTAGCAAAGCTAGTGATGGACGGGCATAGTCTTGTCAGTGCATGCAGGGCGGCCAAGGTTAGTAGGTCTGTTCTGTATCAGCGGATGGGAGAGGATGCTGAGTTAAGTAATCTGATTAAGACGGCACAGCAGCAGAGTGCTGAGAAGGCATTGGAGGATGTCGAGGTTATGTATCAGCAGCAGCTAACTGGTGCTAAGAAGTATGATCCTAATGTATTAAGGGATTATGCTTTGCATGTTAGATGGAAGGTCGGCAAGGTAATGCCGGATCAGTATGGTGATGTTAAGAACCGTGCTGGTGTAGAGGTGTCGGACGGCACGGTGCGTATCGTTTGGGAGAGCGATGGTGCAAGTTAAGATCCCTTACAAGCCAAGAGACTTACAGGCAGAGATGCACACCAGCGTTAGACGTTGGAATGTGCTAGTTATGCACCGTAGGTTTGGCAAGACGGTATGGGCTGTTAATCATCTTATAAAGCATGCGCTGACTTGTGAGTTACCAAGGCCAAGGGTTGCGTTTGTTGCGCCTACTTTTACGCAAGCCAAGCGTATTGCATGGGATTATGCGAAGTATTATGCGTCTGTGATCCCTGGCGTTAGTTTTAATGAGACAGAACTGCGTGTAGACTTTCCTAATGGCGGCAGACTTATGCTGTTGTCTGCTGAGAATCCAGATAGTCTGCGTGGTATCTACCTTGATCTATGCGTATTCGATGAATTTGGCATGCAAAATCCCAGGGTATGGGGGGAGGTTGTACGTCCTGCACTGTCTGATAGGGAGGGTGCGGCTGTATTTCTAGGCACCCCAGCCGGACATAATCATTTTTTTGATCTATTGGAACAGGCCAAGTCAGAAACGGCTAATGGCTCTGATCAATGGTACTATAAAGTAGTCAAGGCGTCTGAGAGCCAGCTTGTTAAGCCAGAAGAATTAGCGGCAGCACAGGCGCAGATGACAGCAGAGCAATACGAGCAGGAGTATGAATGTTCGTTCACTGCTGCTATTATTGGTGCTTATTATGGAAAACTGTTGGCTGATGCAGATGACGCTGGAAGGATTACAAGAGTACCTTACGATCCAGCTTATCCTGTGCATACAGCCTGGGATCTGGGTATAAATGACTCAACAGCTATTTGGTTTGCTCAAATCTTCCGTGGCGGCTCTATTAACATCATTGATTACTATGAAAACGGTGGTGTTGGGCTGGATCACTACGCTGAAGTATTACGGCAAAAGGATTACCACTACGGTGATCACCTTGCTCCGCACGATATCGAAGTAAGAGAGTTGGGTAGCGGCAAGTCTAGGCTTGAGACTGCGTTTAGTCTTGGCATTCGCTTCCGTGTAATTCCTAAAATGAAGATTGCAGACGGTATCAATGCAGCACGCATGATGATGCCTAAATGCTTTTTTGACAGAGATAAGTGTAATGATGGCGTAGAGATGCTACGGCAGTATAGGCAGGAATGGGATGAACGGAAAAAAGTTTTCAGAGATCACCCGCGCCATGACTACACGAGCCATGCTGCGGATGCGTTTAGGTATTTGGCTGTTGGGTTGGAGAATAAACAAAATCTGGTTCGTCCACCGCAACAACAGGCGATGAATGAGTACAACCCGTTTACGTTATGATTGTAGATCTAAACCATTTTAAGACTGCTACGGCCATGATGACGGTCAGTCACTACCATGAAGACTATACAGACCAGGATATTAGAAATTTTATTGAGCCGCCGCTAAGTTTGGGCAACTACCTAATTATTCAAGACGAAGATGACTTTCCATTTGTGTTTGCCACATGGGCGTTTCCTGAGATGCACCACATAGATGAGTATGTGCGCACCAACAGATTCCCACCGGCAGGATTCCGTGGCTGCGGTGATAGCCCTTGGATTATTGATTTTATTGCTTTCGGTGGGTTTCAGAGTATTAAAGCTGGTTTTAGATATTTGAAAGACACATTTATCGAAATGGGCTATAGTGATTGCTATTGGTTGCGTACTGAAACAGGAAAAATTGGCTTTCACGCCTTGAAGGAGAACTGATATGGGATCAGGTGGTGGCCCAGATGAGGGTGGCTCACGCGCACAAGATTTTCGCTTGCAAGAACAGCGCCGTGCAACAGCACAGGGCATGCGCACAAGTAGGCCGCAAGAGTCATTTGCAAGAAATATTCAAGCAGCACAAGAGTTAGAGCAACGCGCTGCTGGCATTGACTATAACTTGCCGCCTGGTGCCTCTCAAGTATTAGAGGGTGTCGCTAGGGCAAGCCTAACCAGACAAGCTAATATTCTGCGTGGGCAGTCTACTACAGCAGAGCCTGTGCGTGATGATGCTGGTGATGTTGTTGGCGTTGTGTCTAGCGGTCTTTTTGGAGGCAGGGTTTATTCTGGTAGGCCAGAATCTAGCCCAATCGGCACAGGTATGCAATCGACACAAAGAGATGATGTAACGCCAGAAGTTACTCCTCTCGTGACACCAGAAGTGGTGCCTGATGATGCCAGTGCAGGAGTTATTATGGATGCCTCTGCGCGAGGCCGTGGCCCTGGGGTTCAACTTTGAATGGACCAATGAATCGCTACAATACGGGCTGTTCAAACAGCGGGCGTCGTTTACGCAGGACACGCCCCTGATGGCCACAGGCGCACCCCAAGGGGCGGAACTGGCGCTGCTGGAAAGCCTTGGCGATGTCGTGCCGCCCGAACTGCTGACGCAAGACGCGGTCATGCCGCATACGTCGGATGCGAGCCGCCTGTCGGACCGTCGCAACCTGCGCCGCGCAATGAAGCTGCTGGACGAGGCCGGTTGGGCCGTGGGCGATGACGGCAAACGCTATAATGCGCAGGGCAAACCCTTGCAGTTGCGGTTCTTGCTGAACTCCTCGGGGTCGGCGACGCTGTCGGCGGTGATCGAAAACGTTATGTCGAATTTGCAGAACATGGGCATTGATGCCGTGCTCGAGAAAGTCGACAGTTCCCAATACACGGCCCGCGAACGGGACCGCGATTACGACATGGTCTATGACAGCTATGGGGCGTTTCTGGGCACAGGCACCGGGCTGGAACAACGCTATGGGTCAGAGGCGGCGGCCTATTCGCTGTTCAACCCTGCGGGGCTTGCCAGCCCGCTGGTGGATGCGATTGTGACCGCGTCGCTGGCCGCCGACACGAAAGAGGAAGAGGACGCCAGCCTGATGGCGCTGGATCGGGCACTGCGCTATGAATTTTTCATGATCCCGACCTGGTATAACGACAGTTTCTGGACCGCCTATTACGACCAGTACGAACACCCCGAAACGCAGCCGCCTTACGCTTTGGGCTACCTCGATTTCTGGTGGTACAATGCCGATAAAGCAGACGCCTTGCGCGCTGCAGGCGCACTGAGGTAAACGCCGGCCATGGGCGCATATATTCTTCGACGGCTGTTGCTGATCATACCGACGTTGCTTGGGATCATGCTGATCAACTTTACCCTGGCGCAGTTTGTGCCCGGCGGTCCGGTTGAGCAGGCGATTGCCCGTGCGCAGGGTGGCGGCGACGTGTTTGGCGGATTTGCCGGGACCAACTCTGACGCCGGTTCCGATCCGATTGATAACGCCTCTGACAGCACCTATGTGGGCGCGCGCGGCTTGCCGCCAGAGTTCATTGCGGAACTGGAAAAAGAGTTCGGCTTTGACAAACCGCCCGTCGAGCGCTTCATCAATATGATGTGGAACTACATGCGCTTTGATTTTGGCGAGAGTTACTTCCGCTCGATCAGTGTCATTGACCTGGTGATCGAGAAGATGCCGGTTTCGATCACGCTTGGTCTTTGGTCCACCGTCATCGCCTATATGATCTCGATCCCGCTTGGCATCCGCAAGGCGGTGAAGGACGGCTCGACCTTCGACGTTTGGACGAGCGGCGTCATCATCGTCGCCTATGCGATTCCAAGCGTCCTCTTTGCCATCCTGTTGCTGGTGCTCTTTGCCGGCGGTTCGTTCTGGGATTTCTTCCCGTTGCGCGGCCTGACCTCGGACAACT